TTATGCATCCACATCGATACTAACACCGGATTTCAATTCTACGGTGATATGGTCATTCCAGATGGTGATCTGTTTGATCCAGCGCCGCACCAGCGATTCGTCAAATTCGGTGAGGTGAGTAGTCTGCTGTGCGATATAATCCTGTAGGTCGTTGATTCGCTTTATCTGCTCGTCTCTTGCGGCAGTATCGACGGTGGTTTGCTGGCGGAGTTCTCGAAGCCTGAATATTTCATCGGCAATTTCGTCATAGGCTTCTTTGCTCTGGGCTTTTTGGATAAGCTCTTGCTGCAGGGCTATCAGCTTCTCGTCGATATGTTCAACGGGGGTTGCTTGCGAAGCTCGGATGACCGAGGCAATGTTAAGCTGTAGCTGTGCCTGATAGCTACTTTTGTCTCCAAGCATCTGATTGATTGCCTTGACGACAGCATCCTGAAGGACCAGCTCGTTAATAGTTCTCGCATGGCACTCCAGTCCGGTGGATTCAAGCCTGCTGATGCAGCGCCAGACAATAGATTTAACTCCACGATTGTTCCAGTGGAGCCTTCGGAACATTTCACCGCATTCACCGCAGATGACGATTTGGGAGAAGCAGTGATTGCAGCTATAGCTTCGTTTCTTGCCATTGGCACTGGTTTTGACTACTCTCCTGCGGACCAGTTCTTCTTGAACCTGTAAGTAGATGTCCTTCGGAATAATGGCTTCGTGGTTGCCTTCTACATAGTATTGAGGCACAAGACCGTTGTTCTTGACTCTGGTTTTGTTCAGAAAGTCTGTGGTGTAGGTTTTCTGGAGCAGGGCATCGCCGATGTATTTCTCGTTTCGCAGGATCTTGTTGATGGTGCTTGTGTGCCATCTTTTTCCTCCTGCACCGGTAAGGATACCGTCACGCTCCAGTCCGGCGGCAATCTTATCCATGCTAAGCCCTTCTAAATATTCTCGATAAATACGCTTTACGATTTCTGCTTGTTCTGGATCGATGATGAGGTTGCCTTCCGCATCCTTCGTGTATCCAAGAAAACGATTGTGGTTGATTTGTACCTTGCCTTGTTGGTAGCGGTATTGCAATCCCAACTTCACGTTCTGGCTTAAGGATTGCGATTCTTGCTGGGCCAGAGAAGCCATGATGGTGATAAGAACTTCGCCCTTAGCATCCATCGTGTTGATGGACTCTTTTTCAAACAGAACAGGAATGTTCATGTCTTTGAGTTGTCGGATGTATTTCAGGCAATCCAGTGTATTTCTGGCAAATCGGCTGATGGATTTGGTAATAATCATATCGATGGTACCAGCCTTACAGTCATCAATCATGTGATTAAATTCTTCACGTTTTTTGGTGTTCGTGCCGGAGATACCGTCATCGGCATAAATACCGGCAAATTCCCAATCAGGATTTTTTTGAATATATTCTGTATAGTGTTCTACCTGAGCTTCGTAGCTGGTAGCCTGCTCATCGCTGTCGGTACTGACATGACAGTACGCTGCGACTCGGAGTTTTGGCTTTTCTTCTTCCTGCTTGCGAGCGTTGTTTCCAACTTGTCGTCTTGCAGGAATTAACATTACATTTCCCATTATTGACTCTCGCTTTCTATGAGACTGTACAGATATTCTGCCTGTTTCATAGGATTGTCATGCAAGGCAGAAACCTCACCCATATGGAAATGTGTAGGTATCTGTAGTTTCCTCATCTGTGTTTGCTTATTATTTCGTCCGAGTTTTGTGGCTCGGCGTTTACGTTCTTCTTGTGCTTTCTGGTAGGTCTCCTTATCGATGATGGCAGGGTAGAAACTGTCGCCAAGATAATGGACAGTTCCCATCAATCGCTTTGCTGTTCCATGATAGGTTGGTATCCCAGCTTCAGCAGCTGCCTTTGATAATGACATGCCACTCAGATAATTTTTATAAAGCTGTCGGAGTTTTGCGGCAGCAGGTTCGTCTATGATTGCGATGCCATTTTCAATCCGATAGCCAAAGGGTGTATGGCCCATCTAATCACCAATCCTTTCTGTGAATGTTAGACCACATTTCATTACAAACTTGATTTCGTTTCTACCGGTAATTTCAACATGATCTGCGTAACTTTCAAAAAGCTCCTCGCTGTAGGTGGTAAGCATATCGGCATGAGATACAAAGTGGAGCAATAGATTTGTCTCCGTAACTTTTGCCGAGTCACCAGTCATGCAGATAGTGATTGCTTCGATATCTGAACGATAAGTCTCTGCCTGTAGGAGGAGTGCATTTGTTTCCTGATTATATAAAATCTGGTCAATGTAGCCCTGCGCCATCAGCTTTGTTAAGGTTTCTCGCTGTTCACTGTTCTGGTCGAGAAGTAGCTCCAAATGCTGAATTCGCTGGAGTGCTTCGTCACCAGAGAAATTCTCAAGTGCTTTCAGATATGGAACAAGTACTAAGCGATGCCCATAGATAAGCTTATTCAGCATCGTTACAAATGCAGCTTTTATATCATTGTCTCTTACATACTTCATACGGCAGGTGGACTTATCCTTCAAATGGGTGTTGCAGGCCCATGCGACATACTTGTAAGTAGTGCAGGTATGAATCCTTCGCTTAAAGGTGTCACCACATTCTCCGCAGATTATCTTTCCTGAAAAAGCATATCGCTTTTGGTATTTGTCACTGCCTTTTTTGACACCTTTCTCAAGGGCACGCTGTGATACAAGCGCATTTGCTGCCTCAAAGTCTGCGTGGCTGATAATTGCTTCATGATGATCCGATGCCATGTACTGATCAACTTCACCATAATTTGTGTGGCGATTGAAGTTTTCATCCGTGTATGTTTTTTGAAAGATGACATCACCTGTATATTTTTCATTAGCGAGAATGCCTCGAATAGTGCTTGAAGTCCAGTTGGTATTTTTCTTGGATGGAATCTTTTCTGCATTTAGTTCATCTGCAATTGCATTGGTACTTTTTCCGGAAAGAATATCCGCAAATATTCTTTTCACAACCGCTGCTTGCGCTGGATTAATGATCATATTCGCACCATCCCAATCATAGCCGTAAGGAGTATAGCTGAGCTTAAAGGTTCCGTTCTGGAAGCGGCGCTTAATGGACCACTTGGAATTTTCTGAAATAGAAGCGGATTCGCCTTCAGCCATACTACTGAGAATGGCAAGGAAAAGCTCGCTCTCCATTGAACCGGTGTTTATATTTTCTTTCTCAAAGAAAATAGGGATGTTCAAGCTCTGAAGCTTGCGGACCAGAGCTAAGCAGTCGGTTGTATTTCGAGAAAAACGACTGATGGATTTTGTGATAACAAAGTCAATTTTCCTTGCTTCACAATCTGTAATCAGGCGGAGTAGCTCCGGACGTTTTTCTGCTTTGGTTCCAGTGATACCTTCATCAAAATAGAGACCGGCGAACTTCCAATCCTCACGAGAATTGATGTATCGCTCATAATGAATTTTTTGTGTTTCTAGACTTTCCAGCTGAGCGTCACTTCCTGTCGAAACACGGCAATAGGCAGCAACTCGGAGCTCCTTCTTTATGGTGCTATTATTCTGTACACCATCAATTTTGGTTATCTTTTTCACGGTAGTTCACCTCCCTTCGTTAGTGTCACATATTAGCTCTGAATCCCTTATATATCAAGGAATTTTGGGCATAATCTCAACCCAAAACGGGGAGAATGTTTTACGGTTTATCTCAGTTAATTTGTTGAATTCTGACAAGGAAATAAGTCCAAGCTCCAGCATATTTTTAGCGATCTTCTGCGCCTGAAAGAAGTTATAATCTTGTTCGATATCGGTCTGCTGGATCGGCTTTGGAGTAGCAGAAGCCGGAATTGATGTTGAGATGTTTTCTTGCATAGTTGCCTCCAATCTGAGGGAATTCCTCACTAATAAATGGAGGCGAGATTGCGGCTTGGCCGAAAAAACAAATAAAAAAAGAGGGCCTGCCGGAGAAAACTCCAACAGACCCTGTAAAAAGATGTATTTTATAACTTCTTTGTGAAATCCAGAGAAATCCATCCGGCGCCAGATTTGAGCTTTCCCCAGAGGGTGGCACCTTCACCTTTGGCCTCCTGGACGATTGTAAAAATACCCTTGCCAGTGAACTGACCGGTTTTATCATAGTTGGTACCTGGACCCTTGCGAATATTCAAATTGGCAATGCCTATCTGAACCTTATAGAGAGTATTTGCAGCAGGCGTTTGTGTAGGCTTTGCGGCAGCAGGATAGACAATATTGCCAGAAGCATCAAATACCTTGTAACCGGCATTTGTATCCGCTTTCTTCTTAGCGTTATCCAGTATCTTGTAGGCACCAATCTGACTTTTGGCATCAGACCAAGATTTGCGAACACGGTACATCTGAGGTACGGTTTTTTTATCGTCGGAAGAAGTGGATCCGGAGAGTTCTGTAGTAACCTTTGTGGTCAATTCACCGAGTCTGGAATAGAGCCAGTTACCCGGACAGGACTTGTTCGCAAACCATCTGTGGACCGTCAGCACCATTTCATCAGACTTTGGTGTATAATTTAAGCTCTTATCCTTAGAGCCAAGCCATAAAAGCTTCTTTTTACCGTTACGTTTACAAATATCAATACAGAGTTTCACCAGAGAATTATAGACCGAATTGTTCATCGCATACGGCTCAGACATATCACTGGCACATTCAATTGTGACAGCACGCTGATCATTGGCATTGGAAGAAGAACACCAACTGCGGTTCTTTTCCTCTACGCAAAGAGAGATGCGACCGTCCTTGCCAATGCCGTAATTGCAGCTTGCTTGTCTAGACGGACTTGTAAAGCATCCACAGATGTTCTCACAAGAGAGCTGACCGACTACACAGTGCGGTGTGATACGATCAATGCTGTGAGTACGCTGACCGGAATGATTCGGACTGAGTTTTGTATAAGATACTAGTTTGCTATTTGTATATGCCATGTTAGTTTTCCTCCTTTGTGCTTCTGTCGTGAAGCTGTTCTAATACAACTTTGATTTTTTCAGGGACCGGAAGGCCGAGATGTGCGGCATTTTCAAGCAAGCTGACGCCCTCATTGGAAATGTAGAAAAAGATGACTGCAGTACGAAGCACACTGCCAGAGCCGATGATATGAATATCGAGGATATTGGCAATGCCAACGAGTAGGAAAATCAAAACCTTTCTACAGATGCCTTTGAAGCCTACTTCACTAGACAGAGTATGATTGTTAATGGCGCACATAACACCGGTGATGTAATCAATGACTACAAAAACAATAAGTGCATAGAGAAGGCCATCACAGCCTCCGAGGAAATAACCCAGCCAGCCGCCGATGCCTGCAAAAATAAGTTGAATTGTGTTCCAGAATTCTTTCATTGATAAGTACCTCCATTTCTGAAATTAGATATAAGAAAAGCAGCTACTATCTGATAGCTGCGAATATAAATTAAGCAGTCCTTTTCCACATGTAGCATGTGATATAGGGCTGCAGGTTGTTGTGGGCACTGCCGGAACCAGCTGCGGCAGTAGAACCAGAAATTGTATGTGAATGTGAGCCAGCGCTTGTGGTTGTTTTGTTGCTGACAGCTGAGTAGCCGGAAGTGGCATCGATTAAGACACGATTGCCACCACTGGTACCCCATGAGGTTTTCTGGTTCTTCAGGTCGTGGGTGTGTCCACCAGCACTTGCTGTTGCCAGCGTACCTTTTGCATGAGTATGAGAGGGTATTTGAGCTGTGGTTAATGTGACAGTAGAAGTACCACCGGTTTTTTCTACTGTGGCGAAGTTGGTATCATTGGTATTGACACCGACCGGGACTCGACCTGTTCCCCAAGCAACCCAAGTGCCTCCAAAATAAGCAGATGGATTCGTGTTCTTGACGCTCATGTAAATGCTTCCTACTGGATAGATAGCACCGATTACCTGTTTGACGTATTCACTCAATAGCTTGCCGTAGACCTTTACATCCCATTTCTCAGATACTTCAAAGCAGTTATCTGTTTCGGATACCTTACCAATCGCCACGCCTTTACCACCACTTTTGAAGTCCATGACAACAGATGCCGTAGATACGATGTCCGTGATGCTGATAGTCGTGAAAGCATCCGTTAATTCGTATTTGACTTCATAGGATGTTTCGGTGGAAATCTTACCGCTACCAAAGGTAAATGCTGTATCGGAATTGAAGCTGGCAGAAGCGTTGGCCCATGTGCTTGTCCCGGCTACTCGGTAGTAAGTGGAGCGAGTAACTGTATTCTTGGAGCTACAGGATGCAAAGCTATAGGATATCGTTGCCTTGATGTAGGTGCCATCATCAGATATAGTTCCATCGCTGTTGCATCGTTGCGAGTTGTAAGAGCTAAAGGAAGGTACACTGTAGGCGACGACAGTGATTAATACGGTAGCTGCCGCAGAGGTTCTTCCTCTGGAATCCGTCACTGTGGCAGTAAAAGTAATCGTGCCAGAGCTATTTAAAAATCCGGTTGTGAGAGTAGAAGAGGTACCGGAGTATCCACCACCGCTGATGCTGTAGGATTTTATGGTAGAACCATAGCTTCCGGCAGCACCATTGATTGTGAGAGTAGCCTTCGATTTCGATTGCACGTAGATGCCCCATGTGCTGGGGACATCACCGTCGACACGGCTTGCTGTCAAGCTGGAGATGGTAGGCTTGACTGAAGCAGGAACTGTTAGAGTCAGCGTGCAGGTTTTCGTACCAATCTTGGTGGAACCATTATATGTGTCACATGTAATGGTGCAGGTGCCACTGGTAGTGCTTGGTATCTGATTAGCTAGTGTGAGAGCAGGTGTCCATGATACAGAGGTAGAGGTGGTCTTTGTGGCGATGGTCCCCTTAGCACTACCGAAGGTATAGGACAGCGTATGAGTGAATGATGAAGATGCCCTCGAAATAGAAATTGTTGTGGCACTTCCCATATTCACTGATGTTGCCGATACCGAAGATGCTCTTGGAATCGTGTTTAGCGTATGTGTTCCGCTCGCTGATACATTAACCGCATAGCTATAGACACCAGCTTCACAGCTTAATTTGAAAGATTTTGTACCATCAGCGTTATGACTGATCTTTAAAGAACCCGATGCTATCACGGTTCCGTTATAGAGCTGAATACGATTGTCGGTTGAGGTGGAGTAGACAGTTGTGCCGTTGATGACAGCCTTAAAGCCACCAGACATGACCCAGCCACTTCCTGAGCCGGAGCCTTTCAACGTCCATGCAATGGTAGATGTATTATTGGCTATATCCTGGCTGGATAGCGACCACGATAAGGTGACAGAACGTCCTTCTTTTGTGCCGGTTGTAATACTTCCGCTGGAAGCCATAATGAATCACTCCTTTACGATGCCGGGCCTCTCCACTTGATAGAGAGGTTACCGTTATTTCTTGGAATAAAGTCAAACCATCCTCTGGTCTCATTACCAAGGGACAGCTTGTTACGAATCTCTGCATTGGTAATAACTAAGCTGTTGTTGGAGATGTAGGCGATTTTCTGACCATTTTCTTTGAAGGCCAGTTCATTGTTTGAGAGCTCAGCAGTGAAAGCATTTCCTACTTTACCAAGCTCAATAAGAGCTCCTTTAAAGCGTATATATTCTTCAAGGAGCTCCTGATTAGTTGCGATATTGTCCTTCAGTTCGTCTGTGACTGCAGAGAAATCCATGCGGATCTCACTACTGTTTTGCGTAATCGTAGATTGAAAATCCTGCTGGATCGTTGCCATTTCTGAGCGTGAGATGTATTCTTCTCGCACGGTTAGACTGATTTCTTCTGAAGTTCTAGAGATCTCTGAGTAACACTCGCGTACGCTTTCCTGTAACGCTGTAATATCATCAATTACTGTGTCAGTTGCTTCCTTCGCATCTTTGGCTGTAGCTTCTGCGGCATCCGCCTTTGCTGTCGCACTTTGTATTTCTGCGGTTTTTCCAATCAAGTCATCGGTGAGTTCAGTGATATTTGCATTCTGCTTTGCAGATATGCCAGTTAATTTGATACCAGTGGCGCCAATCGTTATGGTGTTTCCAGATGGATTTAAGTAATCTACAGTTTTGCTCATGCAGGCATAGCGTCCATCAATGCCATGAGGCGAAGATAAGCAGTTCACAAACTGTCTGGCGTGAATGCTTCCGATATTTGCTTCTGTGTCTGATTCATCCACAATGGTCAGTTCCATACTGGTGATACCGGCAATAAGCTCTGCAAGACGAGCCTTTGCTTTACGGAGAAGGTTGCCCGGAAGCGTGACGTCATCCCAGATCTCTGTGGTCCAGATCCAACCGATTTCTTTTACAGCAACATCGTCATAGATATAATTTAGTCCGTCGTTTACGGAAGTGATATCAACACGCTCATCGGCTTCAACTTCGTTTCCTTCTTCATCGGTTGTCTTTTTCTTTGCTCCAAGTGGGATAAGAGCTGTGATGCGCTCAGTATGGTCGCGAGATATTTTGACATCCAGCAGATTCTTTCCGTATTCTACAGATTGAATGGAGCGTTCATTAAATTCAGCAAGATAATCCAAAACTTTCCCGGTATCCGTATAACGGACCATTAAATAACCACCATGTGTATTGATCAGCTTGCTTTTGATGGCATCCAGCGTGCAGGAATACTCGGAATTGCTATAACTGATATAGTCATTGTTATCCGTGACTGTAATATTTCCCAGTTTAAAACGTTTCTTTTCTTCGACTGCCTTATTGTGGACAGATAGAAAATATTCCAACAGACCTTTGAGTGTTCCTTTATAGGAGAAAGGCGGTTGCTGGCTATCCTTGAGATATGCCAGAGCTGATTCGCAGGTCCAAGTGTGTGTATTGTAAAAATCACTGCCATCGTTTAAGGCACGTCCTTCAAAGATCGTTGCATTGCCTTTTTTACAAACAATAGTGGAAGCCATCGGGTGGATGGAATCCAAATATGGATGATTAAAGGGCGCAGATAGCGTCAGGCTATCGATGTTTTCGGCATCCTCAGACAGCTTTGCTTCTGTAATAGCAAGCTGGGATAACTGTGGATGATAGAATAGTTGATTGTCTACGAAAATACGAAAGATACTCATAAGCGGCCCTCCCTAAATCGAAAGGTAGTGGTGCCGGTTCCTTGGATTGTGACTGTATTTCTTCCAGCTTGTAATTCAAATTCTGGAAGAGTCCAAGCACCGGCGCTAAGTGATTTCCTGAAAGAATCACTGCCGATTGTCCAACTGAGAGATGTTTCGGCGGTGGTCGTGATGGCAGGAACCACAGGCATAAAGTCATTTTCGATAATGAGCGTACTGGAACCAGTCAGATTAACGATTGTCTCTTCATTGTGATAACGATAGGAATCTGCATCTTCGCAGGAAATTACGAGTTGGCCTTTACCTGAGAGTGGATCATATTCGGATGAAATCTCTAAAGTACCAATAGCATATAACTCTGGTTCCTCGCTAGTCGATACCTGTACTAATTGGCCCACATATCGGTTTGCTATCTCAGATATCATTTGGTCATATTTTGCTCTGGTTCCCAGCATAGAAAACGTTAAAGAAAAGCTCCGAGGCTGATAGGATACACGCCCCAGAGCTTCTGTATAACGAATGGGAGAATTTCTTCCCGGTACCACAATCGTATTGGTTTGTGACTGTGGTACTGGAAAAGAGATGGTTTCTCGGAGCCAGCCCATAGAAGCGACTGATGTTCCGTTTAATTTAATATCAGGTGTCATAGACTGAGCCTCCTTTGTAACTTTTGTGCTTTGCCTAGCTCACCGTCGATTGCCGGGAGCAGATGTCCTACGAGAGTCCCGTCCTCAAGGTAGATGCCTTTACTGGAATTATCCGCAATGACTGCCAGATATTTTTCCATTGCGCTGGTATTGAGATGACTGGAAATCATCGTTTCCAGCTGCTTATAGAAACCTGCAAGAGGAAGAATAGCCTCTGCACCAGCTTCACCGCCAGCCATCAAGGAAGATCCATTCATTCCAAAGATGGTAGGACTGGTCATGATACCACCTTCCTTGTACCAATCGATAGAAAGATGTGGTACAGAAGGGGGAGCGATGGATAGTTTACCAGTCACCTTGAAATGCGGTAGCTTGATGTGCGGAAGAGAAATCTTCATGCCGGAGAAAAATCCCTTGATGGCATCAACCACACTTTTAACCTTGTTCTTTGCAGCTTCAATAGGAGTGGTGATGGCAGTCTTTATTCCGTTCCACACGGAAGTGGCGGTCGATTTGATTCCGTTAAAGATGCTGGAAACTGTGCTCTTTACAGAATTAAATACAGAAGTGACCGTCGATTTAATGGCGTTGACCGGAGTCGTGACTGCTGTTTTGATTGCGTTCCATACGGTGGTCGCCGTGCTCTTTATCGCATTGAATACCGTCGTTACTACAGATTTGATAGCATTGACGACGGTGGTAACTACAGTTTTTATCGCATTCCATATGGTCGTGAATATCGTTTTGATGGTATTCATCACAGTGCTGATAACTGATGCTACCGCATGGATGACAGAGGACACCTTGGATTTGATTGCATCCCAGACTGAGATAATAATTTCTTTACAGTTCTCCCAAATAAAACGAAATGGAAGTATGATAATATCGAAGGCAGCACTTAAAATGGAACCTATCGCCATGATGCCGACGGTTACGACATTTTTCAGTGTCTCCCAGATGGTGGTAAAGAACGTAGCAATACCGTTCCAGATTCCTTCAAAGAAGGTCTTGATATTTGTCCAGACCTCATTCCAGCTAGTGCCAAACCAGCCAAGGATTACATCTGCGACACCTTTGATAACATTGAGGATGTTTGAAAAGAAGCTACTGATTCCATTCCAGATAGAAGAAAATATTTCTTTTATGCCATTCCATGCCTGCGACCAGTTTCCAGTAAAGATGCCGATGAAAACATCCAGAATGCCGGTGATTACTCCGGTTACTGTGGAGAGAATATTTGCAATATTGTTAAACACTCCTTCAAAGACTGGAGCAAGGACCTGACAAAAACCGTTCCATACTGCCTTTAGAACATCTACAATATCAGTGAATTGAAATCCCAGAGCATTCAGCCTGTCAACAATACCCTGACAGAAGCCAGAGATAGTATCTTTAATACGATTCCAAGTCCCGATAATTGCATCCCGGAAGCCTTCATTCGTTTTCCAAAGGTGAACAAAAGCAGCTGCTAAAACGACAATTACAGCAACAACAGCCAACACGGGCGCAGAGATGCCACCAAGTGCAGCACCAAGTTTTCCAAGAACGCCGGTTCCACCTTGAACAGTAACTTTCAGCTTGCTGACACCATTTGCCAGCTTTACAAAGCCCTGCATAGCCACACCAATTTTTGATATGGCCGTTCCTATGATGATAAGCAGTGGACCGATTGAGGCGACCAAAAGAGCAATGGTAACAATGGTTCTCTTGGTGCCTTCATCCATTCCGTTAAGTTTATCCACGAAACCTTGCAATTTCGATACGATGGAGCGGATAGCAGGCATCAGGATATCACCAAAAGAAATGGCAAGCTCCTGAAGCTGTGACTTTAAGATAGTAAGCTGACCGGCAAGATTATCCTGCATAGTCATAGCCATTTTTTCAGCTGATCCATCACAGTTATCAATTGCAGAGGATAGCTTCTCAATATCGCCTTCGCCAGCATTCATCAGAGCGAGAAAGCCGGACATGGCATTTTTGCCGACGAGTGATTCAGCGGCTTGGGCTTTCTCGGATTCTGTTAAGTTACCGAAAGCAGAATGACAGTCTGCCAAAATATCGGAAAGATCACGCATGGAGCCATCCGCATTGGTGGTAGCAATAGTGACATCTCCGATAGCCTTACCACTGATTTTTACATCACCAGCAAGGTTGTTCATGATGGTACGAAGAGCAGTACCCGCCTGAGATGACTTGATACCGGCATTGGCCATAAGACCAATCGCTTCTGCAGTATCTTCAGCGGAAAAACCAAGTGCACCGGCAATAGGAGCACAGTATTTGAAGGTTTCCCCCATCATGGATACATTCGTATTGGCATTGGAAGATGCAGCTGCAAGGATATCTGCAAAATGACCGGAGTCTTTAGCGGAAAGTCCGAAAGCGGTAAGGGCATCGGTCACGATATCAGAGGTGGTTGCTAGGTCCTCACCAGAGGCAGCAGCCAAGTTCATAATGCCTTCGATACCAGATAACATATCTTCTGTTTTCCAGCCAGCCATCGCCATGTAGTTCATAGCTTCTGCGGCTTCGGTTGCAGAAAATTTAGTCTTAGCGCCCATCTCACGAGCTTTATTTCTGAGGGCATCGAAGTCCTTACCGGTAGCACCAGAAACAGCAGCCACCTGACTCATTGCAGAGTCAAAGTCAGCTGCTGTTTTTACTGCGGCGACACCAACACCGCCTATTACAGTGGTTACGCCCATCATCTTTTTACCGGCGTCAGCGATGGAATTGCCAACGGCTTCCATCTTTTGACCAGCCACATCTATTTTAGAAAGTGCAGTGTTTGTAGTGGCAGCTTCCTGTTGCAGGCGTCGTAATTCTTCCTCAGTCTCTACGATTTCACGCTGGAGAGCGTCGTATTTGTCCTGACCGAGTTCGCCATTTTCCAGCTGTTGTTTGGCCTGCTCCTGTGCTACCTTGAGTGAATCCAGCTTTTCCTTTGTGGCTGCGATGGCATCTTTTAAGAGTCTTTGCTTTTGAGAGAGTAGTTCCGTATTGGAAGGGTCAAGCTTCAGGAGGCGGTTGACGTCCTTCAAGGCAGACTGGGTAGTGCGGATTGAAGTATTGACCGACTTTAAGGCTTTATCTAGGCCGGTCGTATCACCGCCAATTTCAACGGTGATACCTTTGATTCGGTTTGCCAAGTGTACGTCACCTCCTTAGAATTTATCGAAGTCCTCCTGCGTTGCGATTTGCTGGTATTTCACATCGTCATTCGCCTTTTCCGTCCAGATGTCCATCACCATTCCAATGGTCAGAAGATCAAGATCTCGAATAGAGATGCCGATTTCTATGCAACGCAGGATAAACAACGGTGTGGTCATTTCCCGGCTACTGCGATGAAGTTTTTTTTAGATTCGATTTCTGTTTGGAGGTTCATGCCCCAAAGTTCGAGGATTTCAGGAAGTACCTCATAGATGGAGAACATCTCGAATTCATCCAGCCATTCCTCAATGGTTGCCGGAATACTATGGTCTGCATGGTAGGCCATGATATAGGCTACATTTTCAAAAATCTCCAAGTCCTCGATCTCAAAGGATGAACCATCATCAGAGTTACCCTTATAGGATGATTCAAGGCGTGAGAGGTCTTTGAAGATATCACGCTTGAATTTTGCACGGTAGAGTCTGGGAATAGTAGCGGAGGAACGGAATTTGACCTGCTTATCACCGATAGCGATTGTTTTTTCTAACATGTATTACGTCCTCCTTATCCTTCTGTCTTAGGTACAGGCACATAGACCTGCTGATACCAGTTCTTGTAGGTTTCTGCGTCAGTCTCATCACCGGTACGGCTCTTTACAAGGCCATCTTCTCTAGGGTCAGCAGTAAGCGTGAGCTTTTCTTTACCTGGCTCGATGGTATCCTCTTTGGTCTCAGATTCAATGGACGGACGAGAGGAAGTGCAGTTGTATAGCACATGACGAATGCTTCTGACATCGCCATCAAACTCGAAGAGCAATGCGAACTTTTCAAGTTCAGTGATGCTTGCGTTTTCAATGAGCACACCATTTGTGTCCAGTTCTTCCTTTAGAATTTCTGTACGGAACCATTCTGGAATGAGTGCAATTTCCAAATCACCGCTGTAACCGTTGTTTGCAGTGGAACGGAAATATACAATACCGTCGGCATAGAACGGAGAACTGTCACCCTCCGCATCTAAGCTGATGCTGACTGCTCCGGGGATAGCTTTCGGTTTGGCGTAGGTAAAGGCACCATCCTCGCCACGAGTCAGCTTGGCGGCATGAACATTTTTCAGGTTATATTTGACTTTATTACCCATGTTGATTAAACCTCCATTTCAAATGTATAGAGGACTTCATAGAGCTTCTCGCTCTCAATCCAGACCTCTGTTTTGTTATAAAAAATGCCGTGCTCATCAAGCACAGCTTCTAGTGTTGCTTCCAATGCCGGGTCCTTACTATCACAGTAGAGTTCAATATGGACCTCATTGATTTTGTAATAGACGCGGCCATCTGCGGAGAAGTTGTCGCTTCCCGGAAGCAGGTAGCAGATAAATGGTGGATTTGGTGATTCTCCCTCAGCAAAGTGGTCATAGGCAAAGGGAAGAGCCATCTCCGATAGGATTTTCAGTAATCTATCCATTTTTCAGGCACCTCTCAATCTCAGATTCCAGTTCTTTGATACCAACTTCTTCTGCAGGAGCGATATGAGAACGACCGGCCACACGACCACCGCCACGTTTGGCATGACCAAATTCAAGAAGGTGAGCTAGCTGATAGCGATTTCTGGAATACACAGTGACCTCTAGCGATTGGGAAGTTTCCTTGGTGTTCTTCACAGACCAACTCTTGCTGTAGGCTCCGGTATCTTTGGGAGAAGTACTTTGAATTTGCTTTTTAACTGTATTACCTGCTTTTTTGACAGCGGCTTTCATATCTACTGTTGCGAGGTCCGCATATTCTGTCAATTCCTTCATTACGGCATCGGCAAGACTGTCAACTTTTACTTTCTGGGCCATGTCATCGCCTCACTTTCTGGCAGGAGAGCTTGATACATTTTCGTTTAAAATTCATATGGTCTACTGCCAAAATATCATATAGTTCATTTCCAAACTGTATCCGATATCCAGTAGAGGTGAGAATAGCCACTTTCTTGCAGTAACGGATTGTGAAATCAACCTTTGAATCGTCTACCACAAGACCGGCATCGGTGGATTCCTTCCCAGCTTCTGCACTAACGGTGGCATAGCAGGTGTAGTAATCTTTCCAAACGTTCCTTCGATTTCCGATTGCATCAGAGATGACTTCATTCTTCTGAATATAAATGCGGACATTGAGTAGCTCAATATTCATCAGAAGGCCTCCTTTCTGGAACCGAAGAGAAGAGAGCGTAAAGTCAGTGTCAGAGCATGATGGTCTGCTTCTTCACGGTGCTCGTAAAAATAGGCGACAGCGTAATAGATAGCAGGCTTTGCATTTTCACTTTCTTCAAAGGCATCCTGATCCTGTCTTGTGATATCCATGCAGAGGCGTGTAGCCGATGTGATGAGTGTTTCAATGAGGGAATCGTCATCGTCAAAATCCACTCGTAGATACTGTTTCATTTCTTCTAAAGTGATAATCATCGTTATCGCCTCCAATCTTGAAAAGGTGGCAGCGACATCGAAAGAGGACGACGCTACCTTTCATGCTTAGCCCTTAGAAGAACCATTGAGTTTCAAAATCTGTACTGCTTCCGGAAGAATCAGCTTGCCATCGACACGTTCCTTTGCCACATAGCCAATCATACCGTTGCCTGCAAAGAGCTCAGTGAGCTGCTTGAAGGAGCGAGTACCACGATCGCCGATGTTGTAGTAACTATAATCACCAAATGCGATGGCGTTCTCCGGTGCATATGCAGAGGTGTGAACGGCATAGCCAAGGACCTTATCCGGTTCACCGGCCTGATAAGATGGCTGCCAGATGTAGGCACCATTGTTATCCTTCAGTTTGCGAAGCTGAGCCAGTGTTTTATCATTCATGATGAAACTTGCATTCTTACGATACGGACGCTTAAGAGCATATACCAGATCAAGCATATCATCAGATTTGATCGCAGCAGAAAGTGTACCGGCTACCGTACCACCACCAGTTGCAGCAAAAAGTCCTGTCGGTTTACCGGAACCGTCTCCATTGAGGAATGCATCCTCTTCGGCATTTGCTAAAGCCTTACCAAACTGATCGATGATGTAATTATCAAGACCGAAGGCATTATCATAGAGAAGTTCCTCAGTTACCTTGATAGCTACATGGAGCTTGTGTGCATCCAAAAGGATCTGACTGAAGGTTGCATCAGAAAACTGAAGAGCACCGCCTTCTTCAATCCATGCAGCTGCGGGTTTCGTAGCAGCGATGTTGATCTTATGCTCACCGGACGTTGTGATGGTGTGTCCAAGACTTCTCATGATATTTTCTTCGGTAAGAACATCAATCAGACGACTGTCATATTCCTCCGGAACAAGGTAGCCACCGTCTGCATCAACACCTTCCTGTAAAATATTAGATACCTGACGGAAATTGGTGCGGAGTGCCTGAAGCATACCATTTTTGTATTCATCGGAAGCACGACCGATCTTTGCAGGCTTTTCAGTAGCAGTAACAGGTTTTGAAGTGAGAGGTTTGTTTACCGGCTTGCTAAGCTCAGCATCCAATGCTTCCTGCCTCTCCAGACGAGCGATTTCCTTGCCGAGATCTGCGATTTCCTGTTCCATTCTGGAATAAGTCGCATCGTCCTCTGCAGTGAGAGTACCTTTTTCGGTACGATGAGAATCAAGAAATGCTTTTGCAGCATTCCATGCAGTATTGCGCTTTTCACGCAGTTCTAAAATAGTCATAATTGAATACCTCCATTAAATGTGTTGTTTGATTAGGTCAAGACGCTCCATGAGAGAATCTACGGAGCGTTCTGGTATTTCTGGTTTCTTGATGTGGCATTTGGCAGCCAGTTTATCCATAAGAGAGTTGGTCACAGATGCACGAGAGAAGAGCATAGGGCCAGCGATATTGTTTTCTACAGGTATCTCTGCAGGTCTTGTCAGGATTTCATCGGCAAAACCCATATCGATGGCTGTATGTGCATCCATCCAAGTCTCTGCATCCATGAGATGGGATAGCTTAGCACGGCTCATACCCGTTTTGATTTCGTAGGCATTGATGATGGATTCCTTGACTTCATCTAGCATGGCGATTGCCTTCTGCATCTCAGAGGTATCTCCCATAGCTGCAGTCATTGGGTTATGAATCATTAGCATGGATACTGGAGATACCAGCACCTTTGTGCCAGCCATAGCGATGACAGATGCTGCAGAGGCTGCGATGCCATCAATCTTCACAGTGACATTGCCGGGATATTCCATCATCATGTTGTAAATTTGGGCTGCGGCCACACAGTCGCCTCCCGGAGAGTTAATCCAAATGGTGATGTCTCCGTTTCCAGCAAACAGCTCATCTCGAAAGAGTTTAGGTGTGATATCGTCGTCAAACCAGCTTTCCTCTGCGATGGTGCCGTTTAGAAATAGTGTCCTCTCTAGTGTCTGCTCCTGCGTCTCCTGATTGGTCATCGTCTGATTTTTCCACTTCCAGAACTTCTTCATCGTTCTCGTCCTCCTTTCCGGCAGCTGTAGTTGCTGCGAATATTCCTGCATCCTCCAGCTTGGTCATGTTTCCATTGATGAGATATAAGTCACCACCAAGTTCCGGTGGGATGAGGTCTAGATTTTCAAGTTCACGGATATCATTTGCGGACATCCAGCCATTCTGCCTTGCAGTAGCGTAACCGTTCATACGACTTTGGTAATCACCACGTAAGAGGCCATCAACATTGAACTTTACAAAATAAGCAGCTTTCTCTGATTCAGATAGAAGGGCTCGGTTAATGGATTGCTCCCAACGGACAATCCAGGGCTCCAAGGTGTACTTCACAAATTCGAGAGATTGCTGCTCAATATTAGAAAAGCTTGACTTCTCAAGATCACCGACCATGTGAGGCGGTACTCTAAAGATTCGAGCTATTTCATCAATCTGAAATTTTCTTGTTTCCAGAAACTGTGCTTCATTTGGGGAAATGGAAATAGGCGTGTATTTCATGCCTTCTTCCAAAACAGCTACCTTATGAGAATTGTTCCCAGAGAAGCCTTTTGTCCAGCTTTCTCTGACAGCTTCTGGATTTTTTACGGTACCGGGATATTCCAAAATACCTCCCGGTGTGGCACCGTTTGCAAAGAACTTAGCACCGTATTCTTCTGTGGCGATAGCAAGTCCGATAGCGTTCTTGGCCATAGCGATGGGAGAGTAACCGACCAGGCCATCAAAGCCGAGGCCCGGAACATGGAGCACATCCGACGGTTTCAGGATGACTGTTCCATTTTTCATGGTAGGTGCATCTGAATCCTGCATTTGATATTGATAGTAGAGGTGACCTTTATCGTCACGATCCACACTCATTCGATTAGCCATCAGCGGATAGAGAGCGATGACTTCACCTTTGCCATTTCGTATAATTTGCGCATAAGCATTTCCATAAAGGAGAAGATGCGTCATTAAGGTCTCTCGGAAGACAAAGGATGTCATTTCCGGATTTGGCTCATCGTGAATCAGTCGATACAGAGGATGCTTGATTGCCTTTTCTTTACTACCGGAGTCGGTATACTTATAAACATGGACCGGCAGTCCTGCAATGGACTCCGAAAGAATTCTGACACAGGCGTAGACTGCAGTCATCTGCATGGCACTTCGTTCGTTGACGGCTTTGCCAGAGTTGCTTCCACCAAAGAGAAAACGATAAGCGCTGCCATTGGTACTGTTGGTGGGCTTGTCTCTGGAATGAAATAGCCCCGATAAAAATCCCATAAATATTCCTTTCTGCCTTAAGAGGCGTATAAAATTCAAAGTTTCGTCATAAAATAATTTATGCAAATGCTTGCAATTGCAAGCGAAAGCAAATATAAT